GTAACTGCATAACACATGGCTGCGGTACTGCCATATCTCAAACAGTCCTGCGGTTGCGCTGAATTCTTTTCTGCCCAGTCCATGCCAAACTCCACTGCTCGTGCCAGTGCATCATTTACGTTTTCCGCAGGCAAATGCTGTATGAGATATTCTGTGTACAGTTGATCACTTGCCCAACGATCAATCTTTTTGTTGTTCTTCAGCAGCCACTCAAGAAACTGTTTGGGATTGATAGTTCTTGTGCTCACACAATAGCGTCCAAACTTTACAAACCCACGATAGTAAGGTGAGTCAGCAAAGTCATCAAACGTTTTGAGCCGGGCTGAGCCTTGACTCATCTCATAAAAGCGTATGTAGGCTTGAAAGCCCAGTTCCACACCACGCTCTGCTCGTTCCTGTCTGCGCCGTTTAGGCTCGCATACATGTACTGCTAGACTGGTTTCTCGAGCAAAGTCTTTTTTGCAATATTGGCATTGGGTCATTTGGGATCGTTGCCGGAATCTTTGGTGTATTGTTTAATTTCTTTGTCTGACACAATCTGCATCATCACATCAATCTCGTCATCTTTGTAGTGTGGATACATTGCTGCCAATGCCTTGCGTTTGGTACTAGCACCTGCTTGTTTTTTCTTAGGTGCAATCCAAGGATGGCGTTGAGATCCTAAATCTGGACTTACAGAGGTAGCCATAAGCCATTGCAGTTTTGGATGTTTGGATACATTAAAGAAATGTTTGTTCAGTCTTTCATTGCAACTGATAACATAGAACTCTTGAAGTTCTCTTGAACCTTCTACTGCTGACCCCCAGCGTATCATGAGATAGTTTGAAAACTTTTTCTTTTCTTCTGCGGTGAGGTCGTCGTAGAATGATCTAACCTTGCGGTCAAACATCTTCATCTCATTGGCAATGTTTAGTTTATCGCTCATCTGTTTTGGTCAGTTTGTAAATCATTATAGCACGTTCTAGTGCGTCTTGTAAAGTGGGATTGGTGTTGGCAGCTCGCCGAATTTCGCCCCACATTTTGTTTTCCAGTACATGCTCACGTAACGGCCTACCGTCTGCTGTTCTTGAATCGTAATCTATTTTATGTCCAGATACTGGATCGTATTCTGTACCAGATTCATATCCTACCACTTGACGTGTGCTAGGATCAGCGCCAAACTCACGAGCATACACAATGCCATCGGCACGCTCGTAAATGTATGTGGCGTCTGGTTTAAGACTGCCCATACTGGTAGCCGTATTGTAAATGTGCCCAACGCAGGAATCGTTCTAGGCCTTCTCGATCGTCAGGATAACTTTCCAGATACACTCTGGCCAAGCGATTGATAATTTCAAATATTTCTGGTTCAGTATAGGGCATCACCAAGCCTTATTATAGTCCACAATCTCGCAGTTACGGCTGACGTCTTTAACAAAATAAACACAGTCAGGATCCGCACCGTCACTTACAGGCACTGCCAGCAATTGCCCATTTTTAAGTTTGGGTGCATACCATGACACTTCGTGATATACGTCTAGGATTTCAATTTCAGGAAAGCTGGGACGGAAACTGGTCAGTGGATTGAACTGGAATACTTTGAACCCACGATCGTTGATTGATGTAAGTGGCAGCACTTCTAAATCGCCAACGTCAGGTTCGCCAATTAGTATCTGCCAATCCATAGGCATCTTTATGGTATGTTCTCCAATGCGTAGCACAAGAGCAGGAGCATTAAAGCTCTCCAAGAAGATCAATGGTATAAAATGATAGTCGGGATCTGCAGGATTTGAATTGTCCAATATAGCAAAACGCATGTCATCTACTTCTTCAGGCAGGTGATCTAAATCGTAAGTGGCATTGTCTAGGGTAAGTATTCTCATGTTGTCATTTTACTTGGTCTGTGGCAATTTGTCAACGATTTTGCGATGAATATTTGCAGCCACTTGTTCTTGCGTAGCACGGTCTGTGTGGAATGGAGAATCAAATGTTGGATTGGCTCCGCCAAAGTCAACAGCCACTTTTCCAACATCTTCATCGGTAAACTTTAATGGCAGTATGCCGGCAGCTAACATTTTGTTATGCCAATATTCAAACAACCAGTTGTCTAATATTTGTTGCATGTCATAATCAAACAGTTCAGTAAGATATTGCTTTGTAGCCTGTAGTTTTTCTGGAGAGACTATTGAATGATTTTCCAAGCCCTGAGGCACTGTGCTTAATATTGGCGCATTGAGATTTCCGGTCCAGGTCTCATGTGTACTAGGCATGTGAGAATTAAAATACACAAAATTTCTTAAACCGTCATCTGGTCGAAATCCATCTTTTAGTTTGATGGTGATGCGACTGGCCCAAGTTTTGTTGTAGACAATTACATCAGGTTGGTGTTTTACTGCTTCTTGTATCTGAAACATGATTCCTGTGTTGCTGAATCCACCATGTGCAAAATGCAAAACTTTGTAGCCATATTGATCTTCAAGTATCTGACTAAAATGTCCTCTTAGTCCTGTTTCTTTAAGGTCAACTGTGCTGGCAGTACAATAGCTTTCGCCACACACCGCAATGGTTATTTTATTTTCATCCATTCTAATTTTTCTTGGGTAAAGGGATAGTTGGCTTCTTTGTAGAATTGTTTGCGTTTGGTTAGATGACGCTTGGCAAATTTACAGGTCGAAGTTATGTCCCAGATTTGAACATGCTCTTTGTCTTCGGCTTTTCTTATCCCGCGTCCAATACTTTGAATAACGCGGACAAAACTTTTCCCGGGTTCCACAAGAACCAGATTAAAAATCCTAGGGATATTAATACCCACAGCGGCAACACCATAGGTAGCCACAATAATCTTATCAGTGCTGTCCGCCACTTCGTCATATTCATCTTGTCTATCTTTTGCTTTGGTTGCACCTGACACAAACACAGCACGTTCACCCAGTCGCTCGACCAATTGTCTGCCGCATTCAGTGCGATCTACTAGTACCAGGGTGTTGCCTGTTTCGTTTACATGGCGTATGAGTTCACTCATGGCATCCAGCCTGCCAGACTCTTCCAACAAGTATTTAAGCTCGCTTTGGTAGTTTGAATACTCCACGTGATCCTGTAACTGCACAATGTTCACATGACACTGCGCCAGCACCCCTTGTTGTTGTAATTCGTTAGCACTGAGCTTGCTGATCACCGGCCCCAGGCTCACCAATAGGGCTTGGCTTTCAAACTTTTCTTTGGGCACAGTACCGGTCAATCCCCAGCGAATTGGCACTCTAGCCATCACGCTGGTCAGCAGGGTCTTGAGTGCATCTGCTTTGGCCATGTGTACTTCGTCCACCATCACGCACACCACATCTTCAATAAAGTCCTGTATGGTTGCCTCTCCCACACCTGCCTTGGTATTCTTTAGCAGTACATTTAGACTCTGCCAAGTGCAGATGGTATGTGTGCGTCCATGTTCTTTTCTGTCGCCAAAGTAAACACCCACATCCAAGCCAAGATTAACATAGTCCTTTTCAGTTTGTGTAACCAAACTCTTGTTGGGCACAATTACAATGGATCGTCCATATGGCTCTATGCTGGCACTCAAGGCTGCTGTCATGATTGTCTTGCCTGCACCTGTTGCCACTTCCTGTATGCATTGTGGGTTGGTTAGAAAGTTGTTCACAATCTCTACCTGATAGTCACGCAACAAGATAGGTTGCCCTTCTGCAGGATGTCCTTTTGGCCAAGTCTTGTGTGCAAATGTTTGTTCTGTAACTTGGGCAAACTCAAATACAGTAGAGTATTCTCTTTGGTCATCTAACTCAATGTCGTAATTGTAGCGTTCCAGGATGGGCATGATCTCTGGCAAGAGATTGGTGTATGTTGATCCGCCTAATTGGAAGTAACTGACCTTGCCGTCCCATCTTCCCAATCTTACCGCCGGCAAGTATCTTGCATAGGGTACATCATACTTGAATGCATTGACCAAGGCCTTGCGCACATCCAAGTCGATACCCTCTAGCTTGATGTTTACTTCATCTCGAATTTGTATGGTGCATCTTTTCATTGTATAATAACTTTGAGCACCCTTTGTTGGCGTGCTATTTCTTGTATGAGTTGTTGTGGTTGTCCGGTATACTGCAAATCTGCCACGGGAAAACGCAGTGGTTGTGCTATTGCATTATACACACTTGTGATGCCATGGGCAAGAAAAAAATCTTGGTGTCGATCAATGTACTGTTGCATGCCTGGCTCTCTGAAGCTTAAATCGTGATTGAAAAATGCCACATGAAAATCGGCACTGTAGTGACCAAACGGTCGGAATGCATCCTCGCCTATGTACTTGTCATTGTCGTGTGCTAGGTCCTCGACTGTTTTTCCAATTTCACAATAATTGAGATACACAGTTCCAAATTGTATTTGCGTCTCACCCCATTGCGCCAACTGAGCAGGGTCAAGTTTTTTTGTCTTGGGCATGCCAAACCAAGTGCAAACAAATCTTGGCTTTGTACCTTGCAGCACAGTCTCACATCTATGCACAGCCAGGTTCAATTCTGACAGTGCCTGTTTCACCTGGTCAGGTGCCTGTTGCCAGTATTCGGATGTCTGTTGATCTAGCAGTCCATGATAGCGTTCAAAGATGTTGTGCAAGTAATTGAGACAGTCCTGGCTCCAATCAAACTCACGCTTGATGATAGGAGTGTGTTGGTTGATTGTTGTGATACATTGTTCTATCATAATTTCGGCACGAATGCGTTCTTCTAATTGAGAACCAAAGCCGTAAAATCTATCTGGATGATCTAACGGATAACTGCCGCGGGCTTGCATACGTTCAACCCATAACTCAGCAAGAGGGGTTGGTCGTATTTTAAATTGCAGTGTCAAGCCTTGGCTTAGATGTATCAGCAGGTGTTGCGGCATTGTAACAGTATATACTTACCGCCGCAAGAAGTCAAAAAGACAGGTACCGTTTTACGGGTACCTGCCACAAAGCCCGGGCCGGAGCCAACCAATGCCCGGGATAACCTTGGAGGGTTAATCTTTTGAGTTGATGCTAGTCTTAAACAAGAAGCCACATAGGATAGTGATACCCCAGGCCTGCAACCAAGTCACTTCACTGACCCCTGCTACGGCACTCACCAGGCAACCGTTCCACAGCATGTACACTGGCCAGCTCAGTAAGAAACTCAGTAACAAGAGCCCTACAATAGCAATCACAACTGCACCAACAAAAACTGCAAATTTTTCCATGTCACGCTCCGTAGTATTCCAGGCACTTCACAGTAAAGCCTGCTTCACGCTGTTCATCTGCTTCGTACTCGGTATCCACCGAGTACAAGTACAAGTCGCCTTCCCAAATTTCATACATGTTAGGCTCCTGCGGGTTTCATAACAGTGGTCTCTGCAAGACGCTTCCAGTTCAACACTGACATCTTGCGCAAGTCTGCAATCTTAAGAGCCATACGCAGACTCATCTCACGCAGACGATTCTTATTCTCGTCCATGAAGGCGATGATCTCGTCTTGCACACACTCGTCAAAGTCATAGTCTGCAAAC